ACCATTGCTCATATAATATATATAGTCCTAATATGTTGGGATGTCAAGAGCTAATGTAATTTTTTTTACCAGCAGGTCAGGCTCTGCAGACGCATCTGACCCAGTATATACTCATACTAAGTGGTGCTTGGGTAATGGGGAATGGAACTTGTGTGGTGAGCCGAGGACTTCGACTCACCGATTTGTTTCGTTTGGCTAACTAAACAAAGAAGGAATAATTATTCATTAGCAGAATCACACACCTCTGTCAACTGTCCTGACCTGCAGTGCACAACCAACTGCCTGGGTTACCGGGTCTGGATGGCCTCACACTAATGGACAATGGAGAGAGGTTTGTGGGAATGGAAACTAATGGAGCTTGGTCGACACCCTGCTGTCAGGAGTCCAGACCCCCAGCATCAGCAGGAGCTGTTCCCAGCCCTGAGACCTGGATCCGGGGCTAATGGAACACAGGACGGGCTTATCAGCAATGGACTTGGGATCACGGACAATGGAGCCTGAGAATAATTTAAGGGTCTTCGAAAGAGGGTCTTTCGCAAGTACAAATACAGGGCAACCAGAAGAATAATGCCTGTGAATCCATGAAATTTGATGTGCAGAGAAGTTAAGTTTATTATTCTTTATTATTTTAAGCTCTAGCCAAAAGGCTCGTCTATAGAATCCAAAAAGGTCAGGAATACCAAGTGCCGATGTAGCTTCAATTCTTGTCCAAATTACTGATTTTGTGTTATTTTTTAGCTGTTTCCAGAGATTCTTCTCTTCTGCCATGTTTAACGATCCAGCACCTTTCTTCCTCCAAATCAACCATCAATAACTCAACCTTTAGTCTCTTCTGTAATGGAGTTAATACACGATTAATTTTTCTACCTTTTTTCTTTCCTTTTGCATACTTCAAAGACGTTTTGACGTCATACAAATGAACCTTACCCTTTTTGTCAATGGCAACAAGATCGACACAACCTGTGTCATGAATTGTCTTGAATACCAGGTTTCCCTTCCTCAGCAAGTAAGTCATCGCCATGCTCTCCGACAGGTTCCCCTTCAGATGCGTCATGGTCAATAATTGCATACTCCCCTTGAATGGATAGTTTTTTTCGAAGTTCAATTAATTTATCCTCCACTTCTCCTACGGACATAGAGTCGATCGTGCCGTGCATGACCTCTTTTCTGTCAACGTATAGTCCAGCAGCCATGCCTCGATACTTTTCAGCAGCGATAGCACCAGTATAATTACCTGCTTTTTCTGCGGAGTCTCGTAGTTCAGCTAGCTTTTGGATATGTGATTTAAAGGAAATGGAATATCTCCTATTCAATTCAGCTCTTCTTCTTTCTAATTCTGCAACTACATGTGGATAATATTTCGGATTTTGTAATTGACTTGCAATGACTGTAGCACCAGATTCTGCGAACCCAGCGTCTAATGCACATTGTCTAGCACTCTGAATTGTGCCCTTTTCAATGAAAATATTGACAAATTTCATCTGTTTTGGGGTTAATTCGAGTGTTTTTAGGTCTTTTTTAGACATGGTTTTTTAGTCCATTCTGCAGTTTACAGTCAAAAAACCTATATTTTTCAACAAACTGTGTAAATCTGTAAACCAAGTCATACCACTCGTATGACAACTTATTTACAGAGGAAACCCTTGATATATATATATTTTTACTACTTTGTAAATATGTAAACCAATTTTTGACTTTTCGGCCGATTTTAGATTTAATTTCTATAGAATAATATATATTGGAGAAATGAGATTGGTCCGTGTTTCGTGGTTCGACACTATTGAACATCCCACAGGATGGTATGAAGCTAGTGATGTTACAGATCTTGAAGATACTCCCTTGGTTCATAGTTATGGCTTAATCCTCAAAGAAAACGAAAAAACAATTACATTAGTAGCAGATTTAATACCCTCAGATAATACTTTTGGTCGGGGGACCACGATCCCTAAAGGAATGATCAAAGAGATAAAAGACATCTCGATTATAAATTAACAACTCCACCCATAGCAAAAGCGTTCGGTCTATTCATTAAGGCCATTTGTCTTGCAAACTCAGGACTATTACCTGAATTTCTGTGATAATTATAGATGGCTAATTGAGAATTATTTAAACCCTCTTTAAAAGATGCTTCGCTTACTGATCCCGAACTTTGATTTGCACCTTGAAATTGATTTAATATAAAACTTAAAGGCGAGAACTGTTTGTACATCTCTATCGCTTGGCCAGGCAATCTAGCAATACCACTTAACATGTCACCACCAGCTCTTGCCATATCACCAATAAGCTGTGATAAAGTCGGGGCATTAGCAGTTAACATTGGGCTTTGCATAGAAAGAATGGTATTACCTTGTGCATCTTTCATAGGAACATCAGCACCAGCCATTTGTAAACGCATAATACCATCAGCGCCCACGACTTCTTTACCACCACTGGCAAGTCCGGCTTGATATTTTTTAGCGTCTTCTAAAAATTTTTGATAATTTAAACCTCTAGGATATTTTTTTTGCATGTCGATGGCATTCTGAATAAATTTATCTTTACCACCTGAGGCACCAAACATGACTTGTTGATCTTGTTGACTAAAATTTTGAAAAGAGTTTCCACCCGGAGTATATGTTCCACTGGCTGAATTAAATGAACCAAAAGTAGGAGACTTACTACTAAATGTAGGGACAGCACCCCCTTTAACATTAGTAGGACGCACCGTAGGAGCACGGTTGGCAAAATTAATTGGAGCGCCTCCCTTTCTGTTAGTTACTCTATTATTTGCATTGTTGCGATTATCTCGCAGGTTGCCAGTGAAACCAAAACCTCTCATTATGCTTTTCTGCCGTATTTTTGCATTCTTTTTTCCTTTGCCTTTCTAGATCTAAAAAAATCTTGTACAGGTCGTCTTGGTGGTTTACCTGGAAATCCTGGTGTTTGTCCTGGTGTTCTTGGTCGTCTTATTCTTTGACCTTGCTTACTTTGCATACCAGCTTTGGAAGCAGATCCTAAAATCATAGAAGGACTTCTACCTTTGGGTTTACCCTTATCTTTTTTTGCTTTGTTTATTAAATTTCTAAGTTTAGGACCCATTTTTTTCATATCACTCGGTGTTCCCATTAACATATTTTCAATAGCTTTTACAATCATATCTTTAGCCATCTTATTTACCTTTCCTTCCCATCATCATTTTCTTTGCTCTCATGAGATCATCAACAGAAAGTCTGCCTGACTTCTTCAATTGTCTTGCAAGTTTCATTGCTTGAGCTCCCATTGCAGCTCCAGATGCTCCAGCACCTTTAGCTCCAACCATTGGCATCATGCCCTGAAGTTGTTTACGCATCGGTGATGGTGATCTTGTTATAGGTCTTCTTTTTAGATCAGGCATTTTTGTTTTTGTTCTGCCACCCATTGCACCTGGTGACATACCTCCTGCTTTACCAACACGTCGTGGTTTTAGTCCTTTTATAAGCTTTTTAAGTTTGCCTTTTGTGGTTGCTTTACCTCGTGCAGCATCAGGTCTTTTTGTTTTCGCTCTTCCTCCTGTGCCTGGTGCCATTCGTCTTAATCTATCTCTTACTGGTGTGCCGTTTGCCATAATTTGCTCCTTGGTCCGTGGTTAATAGTCTTCGTACCACTAGGAGCATAACAAAAATAAATGTCAAGAGCAAAGATTTATTGACTTCTAAAAACGGACTTTGATAAGGTAATAGTTACGCACTAACGCATATGAAGGAGGTTCAACATGCAAGAATTAGAAAAGAAACTGGAAGAGGCGTACATAGTCATTGCTCTCTTACAGGCAAAAATAGCAGAAAAGAAATAGACTATGCGGCGGTCGGTGAGCCTTGGTTCAAGGCTCCAGAACCCCTTGTCACTATCTCATGCCATTGTTCATGAGTAAATTCTTCACTCGTACCGTCTCGATAACTCACCTTATACATTAATTTTTCCTGCATTTCAGGCGGGTTACTGGTTCTCGTAAAAATTTCTACATTAGTTACAATATCTTTTATCATCTTGGGAAAGATAACACATTTCCTTGCTTGAGTTTACTTAATTTTTGAATAATTAGTCGGCGTGTAGCCTCCTGTAAATGTTTAGAGTCACCTACAAGCTCATGATCCCATAGATCGGCACAAGCTCTTAACGCCTCTACTTTTTCCGTTTTATTTTTAAAATAGTCTTGATCATGGTCAATTAAGTCTAAAACCATACGCCTAGAGATTAGGGCCTCCAGGTCTTCTGTCATGATGTTCATATTCATGAGTCGATTCTATTGATTCGTTAGGGTTTGTAAAATAACTTTTACCCATTAATTTTGCTAATCTTTTTCGTTCTCGACGTCTTCGATCTCGTAAGTAAGCGTAACGAACTGACATACCTCTGCCATCCATATGTTCGTGTATAGGTCTATGTTTCATGATTTCTCCTTTGTAATCCTACCGTCTGAGTCGTGGAAGGCGGAAAGGTACACCAACCAACGCTCACAGCTTTTCATGTGTCCCCGGCGGGCAATAGTGGTAATTAGAACAGAGATGTTCAAAGTCTCTTACCACTTCACACTATCCATCTGCCTTAACCGAACTAGACGGCGTAGTCGGAACTTGTTACTTGGTGACTTGTACACCATGTGAAAACATTGCATGATTAGGTGTGGGATCTGCATTTTCTTTTTGATCCTCTAACCACTTCTCGTATTCTAGATCCTCCAATGCTTCGATGCCTGCCATGTAGCCTTCTAAATAAGCCACAGTGGTCGGGAGTTCAAAATTAGTGGTATCATGTTTCATATAACTGATTGCATTATATAAATGTTTTCGAAACTCTAATGATCTACTTTCGTATTTTTGCATTCTTTTTTTCCTCTTGTCTAAATTTGTATTCATCATCAATTAATTTTTGTATAAATCCACCCATGGTGCAGTAATCTGCCTCTGCCATAGGTCGTGCTTTATTATACACAGCGACTTTGATAGCCACGGATTTGTATTTGCTAGCATCCATTAAATAACTCCATATTGCGTTAATAGAAAAATAATAATTAGACCTATGGCCATAAACCATTTAAACTTCATAATGATTGTGGTAACAATTACAGCAGTAATTAATATATACATCATAGTCCTAATTTCTTAGTATAATATAAGAATTTATGGTATAAATGTCAAGGGAGTATAAATGTTAAAATGGTTCTTAGTCGGGTGGGTTTGCGTATCTGTGGTTAACGAGCAGAAGTGCCTACGCATGGCGTCTGAGGTCGTACACACTTCACTTGAGCAGTGTCAGGAATACTATGGTGTTTTTTATACAGAACTTACAAGTAACCCCATTATCAAAAGCATTGACTTTCACTGTGTAGAGGCGTCTATCTTAGAAGATTTAATTTAGACCTCAAAATCAGCTTCAAACTCCACATCTTTTTCTACAGGTAAATATAAAGTTTTGCCATTTACTCTTTTGACATAAAATTGTTTGCATAATAAACAGTGATATTCATCTTCTTTTACACGAAACATTGGTACGATGACATGTTCGTAAGAGCAGTGTGGACAAAGCGTTGCTTCTACTTTTTCATCTAGCTTACTATCTACTTCGCCTCGCCCCATGACGGACCTTCCTCACAATCTAGTTTGACAGGAACTTCTAATTGAACTGCGTTACTCATAATCTCTATGATCCTATCTTTTTCTACTTCATCTGCAAATGAACAATCAAGCTCATCATGCACTTGTATGTGTGGTGTGATCCCTTCATTATATAAATCAACCATGGCTTTCTTAGTCATGTCAGCGGCTGATCCTTGTATAATTTTGTTTAAGGCTTTGTAAGTAAAGGCTCTTTTGATTTGTTTACCATGCTCACGTTCTGCTTCGTCCCTGGGCAGTGGTTTGTGAACTCCATATCGTGAAGGCTCCCATAAATCAAATCGACACTTACGACCTAACAATGTTCTTACATGACCTGTGTCAGATGCTTTCTTCATGGTTCGCTCAATCATTTCTTTTACAAAAGGCACACGTGTATGATATTTCTCAAAAAGGTCCTCAGCTTGTCCTGGTGTTAACCCTAACTCGCTGGATAATTTTCCTTTACCCATACCATAAAACAATCCTAAATTAATTGTTTTAGCCTTTTTACGGTCTATTTTAGCCATCTCAGACACCATTGTGTGAAAGTCAGTGTCTTTGTTATCATGGTATGCGTTGACAAATTCATCAGCTCCTTTCAACCCGCCAGCAGTTAAGCTGGCCAGGTGAACCACGAGCCGTGGCTCTTGCTGAGAATAGTCAAACGCACCCCATTTCATCCCTTCTTCTGGCTTAAAAATCGAGCGTATCATCGATCCTAAAACCTTCGAGGCGGGAACTTGTTGTAGGTTTGGTGTGTTGTAGCTTAGTCTACCTGTAACAGTGCCACCACCATCTCCACGTAATTGGTTTATCTCTGCATGAATTCTACCCTTATGTTCATGCTTTAAAATTGTATCTATAAAAGTTGTTCGAGCTTTGTTATGTTCTCGAGCTTCGGCAATAGCCTGAACCAACGGATGCTCATGTGTGCGGAGGAAATGCTTGTCGAACTTAGGAGCACCCGTCAATTCGGTTCGTGCATAGGGGATAGATAATGCATCGAACATTTTAGATATAGACTTTGCTTCCCAAACATTGATTGCAACTCCTGTTGCATCTTTTATCTTTTTTAAATTACCATTTTCTTTTTTTAATAAAGATTTTTTTGTTTGTTCTGCTTGATCTACGTCAACTCTAACACCATTCCATTTCATATCTATTAAGACAGGTAGGACTTCGTGTTCTAACTCATTGATGTGAGTTAAATCTTGTGCAACTATTTCTCTTTGTAATACATCATGTAAACGCAATGCTAACTCAGCATCTTGCTCTGCGTATGGTCCGACATACATGGGTGGTAATCTCCACATATCATTCTTTGCATCGACACCCCATTCTTTTGCTGCTTCATATAAAAGTGTTTCTGATTTTTTCTCGCCTAAATAATCTTGTGCCACGACATTCAATGAATATCTCATTCTGTTTTCATCTAAGATAGGTGCCATGAGCATTGTATCCCAAACCTTAGATGTAATTCTCATGCCCATTCTTTTCATCCAACCAATATCGTACATTGCATTGTGACAAACAATTTCAGGACATCTGTCTAATAAATCTTGAAACTGTCTCATAAAAACTTTTTTGTCATAGTTACCTGGTGCATCATGATCAATAGGAAAGTAACCTTTAAAACCTTCCCATGCGATTGCAACACCAACTACCTTACCATTACCGGTAGCCCATCCTGGCCCGTGGTCCTTGATTCCTGGATCGTAAGTTTCTAAATCAATAGCAACAGGACTTTGTCCTTTGTAATCAATACACTCAGGACATACCCATTCACTAGGTGGTGCAAATAAAGGATTCTGTATACTCACTTTTTTTTCAATTTATCTTTCCATGCTTCTAAATTTACAGTGGCTATGTCTTCAACTAAAAATGGTATCCAAGATTCATCTATTTCAATAGGTTGTGGCCAAGTCTTTTTAATGGCTTTCATTTCTTCTTCTATTAAAGATAATTTTAATTTTCCGTCAATATATACAAGTCTCAACGTAACACCTCCAAATATTCTCGATCTGATTCTGAACGCACTAACCAAAGCTCTTTTTTAGCACGTGTTGCGCCTACATAAAAAACTCTGTGTTCATCATCAGGGTTGTTAATTAATGCTTCTTCTGACTTACGAGATAAGTCTAACAGCAACACAACGTTATCAGCCTCTCCACCTTTTGCTCCGTGGATCGTGGATATTTCTATCTGAGGCTTCTGCCATATATTAATACCACGTTTCATTAACTGTCGTATGTACATTACTTTACCGTAAGGGATTTTATCTAATGCTTGAAACCACGTAGCGTTCTTATCTACAATCAGTCCTTGATTAAACATTAGTTTCTCATAATCAAACTTTTCTTTGTCATCTAAGTTTTTTAGATTTTTGTAATTACGTTGCACACCAATACCGGAAGTCATGTATTCATACATGGCTTTGACACCCTCTAAACCTACACTTTCACCTTCTGATATTTTATTCCAAGATGCGATAGCGTGTTTAAGTTTGTCCGCTATGCTGCTTTGACCAAATCTTTGGTAGTAGAAACCCTGTTCCAAGAAGAACTTTTCAACTTTATTAAGTATATATTTAGTCCTTGCGAGGACGAGCCACTCTTTATCTTTGTAGGGAATTGCTTCGTGTGAATAGACTGTAACAACCTTGCCCTCTTCATCTTTTGCTTCCCATTCTTTTTCAACTCTATCTTTGATGTTTCGAACGATCTTGGATGCCACGAAGTGGTGGGATTGAGGTATTCTGTAGGATTTATTGAGTACAACAGAAGTGCCAGGATAAGACTGAAATGTATTAACATCCGCTCCAGCCCATTTAAAAATAGCCTGGTCGTCGTCACCTGCTAAATATGCCCTTTTACATTTAGAGATAAGGTTTGAAACAACTTGCCACTGTACGAGCGATAGGTCTTGCGCCTCGTCAACAATTAATACCTCTATCTCTGGCCATATGTCAGGTCTAAGATTAAACTCTAACAACATGTCAGTAAAGTCATATAATTTTCTAGTTTTTTTGAATTCATTAAGATACTCCGCAATCTGTTCTAACTTTCTCCAACCACCTACGATGTGACCAAACTTTGAAAAAGTATCGTGTAAACCTATACCCGTAATGCGAGATAGATCTATTATTTTTAAATAAGGATCTTGTTGTATGAAATTACCATCCTCGTCGTGTGTATCTTTTGGTGCAAGATCAACTTTTAGTATGTCAGAAATTTCATGATAATGTTTTGACTTCATTACATCATTAGTAGATAACCCTAAACATTGAAATGCTAAACTATGTATGGTGCGGAAGTAACGAAAATCTTTTTGATCGAGCTTGAACTTATAAGCGGCTCTATTTATAGCCTCGCTTGCGGCCTTCTTAGTGTAAGCTACGAAAGCTATGTCTTCGGGTGTCAACTGTTTTTCTAATTCTTGCTCAACAATGTTAAGTAAGAATGTTGTCTTACCTGTTCCTGGAGGTCCGAATATTTTCTTAATTCTAGAATGGTACATCGGATTTAACGTTGGGAACATTTAATTTCTTTTCTTCTTGTGGTCGTGGGTCAGGTATAAAGAATAAATTCTTAACTGTATTTTTGTTAAGACGAACTTGCTTTGAGTCACCGCCTCGGTCACGAATAAGTGAACCCATTTGTGTAGAACTAAATTCTTTGAATTGAACCTTACGAAAATATCGCTCCAAGCTAGCCAGTTGAAAAAATACTTTACCTTCAGTTTTCCAGACACAATGATTTAATACTTCCTCTGCTTCATCAGCGATAGCTTGATTGTATATAAAATCATCAAGATGTGAATTAAATTGTCCTTCTTTTGTTACCTCGTAAGGCATCTTGATTACCTCACATTGTTCTAATAATTCTCTAATTCTTGCCTCAAAATCTCTCTTCGACATTTCGACAGGTAAACTGGTGTGTGTTTCAAGCACTTTCTTTCTAAACATTCGCTGATCCATTAACTCATCTGTGGTTACCGTAATTCTTTTACCGTCCACATCTAAATGCCATACAGATTCATCCGACTCTAATTTAGTCAGATTAGCTATGTTCATCTCAATATCGTCTCTGCCAATGCCAAACTTTCTAACACGACACTTTGAGCTATCACAATGATTACGCATAGGAACGTCTTTACACTTATAGCCATATTCTTTTTTCTCATGTTGATCTATTTTTGCTTTGACTTGATCATAACTCATGGGTGGCTGACAGTATTTTGCATTGAACTCCATGACTTTGTTTTGCCACTCACCTGGTCCATATTTCTTCTTTGCATAGACGCAGTAATGAAATACCACATCATCCCTCGATCCTTCAAAAATACCCATGTTTTGCATAATTTCGATGCATGGAGGCCCATCAAAAGTGGTCTTTTTCTGTTTTAAAGGCTTTACAGATAGGTTTTGAAGTTGGTCGTGTGTGATTGCCTTCTGAGAAACTAAATTAAAGAACTCATTAAGTGTTAATGACTCTCCTTTTTCGTCCATAGCATATCTGCCAGACATGTCTCCCTTAAAATATGGAAGATTAAGAAAGTTTCCTGTGTCACCACGCTCTGCGTTTAAAGATTCTTGTTTTGGAAATATCTCACAGTCAGCAAATCCCAAGACAGACGCAACCTCAGTTAGTTTTTTAATAGCATCTTGTGCGGGCACAGGCTCACTGTAAAAAATAAATAAGTGAAAACCTCCCGACTTTGATCGGCAAGGTATAATTGGTAAATTTAATTTTGTATAAAGTTGTATAGTCTTGCGTGGATCTATGCTGTAATCATCAACATCAATGCAAGACCAAGAGCAAGTAGCATCATCACGTATGGGGATAATGCCAAGACTAGGATCATTACCCTCAATGTGGTCTTTCCAATGCTTGTCAGTGACTTCTTCTTTGATGATAAAAGCTTTACCACCAACTTTGCCACTCTCTTTCTTTTCTCCTTTGTAAAATACTCCGTGGGCACGTGTTAACCCACCAAATATTTCCTTGAATTTTAGATACGCTTCCATTCAATGAAAAGGGGGACCGAAGTCCCCCTGGCAACTTAAAAAGGATTGTCAGTATCTGGTTTATCTGTTCCAGAACTCTCATTCGTCTGTTCATAGTTGACCTCAACAGATCCCTTTTTCACTGCAGCGTGAAATCGTTTGCCTTCTTCGTATTGATTAGCCGAAACGACATCACCTCTTTTAATATCCCAGCTATACCAATCACCTTTGTCATTAGACTGTGGCTTCGTGGTAAGCGTATATGAGTAATACCAACTAGGAGGATTGATGATTTGCTCACCATTCTTCACCTTAGCTGACATTACAAGACTGTTCCACTTTCTAGACTTAGATAATCCACTCACCTTCATTGATATAAGGACCTGAGAAGTGAGTCCTTCACTGTTTGTAAGGAGGCAGTAATGATTGTGAGTTCTTTCTAAATAAGTCCCCTCTGGAAGCCTAGCTTTACCCTCTGCATCTTTCTTAGTTTTATTCCACAGGGGAGTATCCACAGGGTGAACGACAGGGGCAGAAGAACCAGTACCTCTGTCTGTCCATTCAAGTGCAACAGGCTCAAAGTAACAAGGTATAACTGAGATACCTTCAGTACCATCGTGGAGTTCTTCCGTAACGGTATTGAAAATCATACCCTCTTCTGCGCCATCTACATACTCACTCTTTTGTTTTTTAGTTTGCGGAGACATTGAGCTAAGTATTTTTAAGAAAGGTATAGCCATGCTTTCCATATCTACGGAAGCTAAGCCTTGACCTTGATCTTGTGCAACTACAGATAAATCTATCGTAGGCACGGCAACAGCAGAAGATTCTTTTTTTGCAACTGCTTGTTCATTTTTCTTTGGTTGATTCATTTATTTTTTTCCTTTTGTTATTTTTGTTTCTGGACGGATGAAGATCCCAAAAAGATCATCAGGGTCCGTTAATCCCTCTTCGTGGCGTTTTTTTAGAGTCGCCTTCAGTGTCGAGGGGTGCACTGATTTTTTCACGTCTGGGGTGATGCCGAAGTTTTGTTCAATATATCCAGCTAAATCTCCAGCCATATTGTCTTCACCCGTTCCGAAACTTGTTGATACTTGGTTTTTAATAATGTCACCCAAGCCTTCATCTTTTAAATATTGCAGAGCCTCTTCTTCTTTAGCTTTAGGTATTCTACAATGAAATCCTTCCTTGACAGTAACTTTACTGCCATCTTTCATTGTAGTTTCATTAATACCTAGTTCCTGCATTTTTGTAGGAATTGTTTCTTGAGAAAGTATATCTCTTTCTCTTTTCATTTCTTTCATTGTCTCTTCCATATTTTCTATTTCAGAGTCTAAATCTAGTTGTCGTTGAATAAGTTTGGATAATCCAGATAGATCATCATCTTGAAGATTTCTTAAATCACCTGCATCCTGTTTGAGGTCTTCAAAATCGATTATGTTAGCCATTTATTACCTCCTTTGTAGAACAGCTTGGGAGGGCTAGTTGTTTCACCTCCAACTTTCTGGACACAGATAAACATTTCATCTACCGTACTCGTACCTACTCATGATAGCCTCAGCCAGTCGGCCCTACTCTATCACCCCTGTGCGTTACGCCTCTGTTAGAAACGTTGTTCCGCCACAAGCCATAAGTGTCAGCTAAACACTTAATTGTTCAATAAGAATCTTATACTTGAAATCCTAACAAAATGCAATATATTATTTTATATATGGCTAACTTTTTTTTGAAGGAACCTTTTCATCATCAGGTGAAGGCAAAACTAACTTGTCACGATACAAACATCAACAATTTCGCCTATTTGATGGAAATGGGAACAGGTAAAACTATTACGGCAATCATGGACCTCATGAGTTTACATCATTATGAAGGTGTGGATAACTGTGTAATTCTTGCACCGAAGTCCGTGTATCGCAATTGGTATAAAGAAATTACTGAATTTGTAGCACCTGATAAAACAAAATATGCAATAAGCACTTGGGACCCTAGTCTTAAAGATCCTGTTACTAAAGCGAAGCTAACAGATCTACTACAAAAAAGTGTTATGCCACTCAATATCTTTTTAATGAACATCGAGTCTTTGTCATCACCAAAGGGTGTAAAGTTTTTAGAAAAATATTTAAGTGTGCAAGATAAAAAGAAAACAATGATGATTGTCGATGAAAGCACAGTTATCAAAACACACAATGCTAAACGTACAAAAAATCTATTGAAACTATCAAAAGACATAGCTTACAAAAGAATTCTTACAGGCACACCTGTCACGAAATCACCTTTGGATATCTACACACAGTTTGCTTTTCTTGATCCTAAGATACTTGGTCAGACAAACTATTATGCTTTTCGTGCTCGTTATGCCAAAATTATCAATCGTCCAACATCTGGTGGCCGTCACTTTCCTTTGATTACAGGCTATCAACGTTTAGATGAATTAGAAAAAAAGATTTACTCTGCCGCATTTCGTGTCAAGAAAGATGAATGTGTCGATCTACCTGAAAAAATATATATGAAAAGGTTCATACCTATGAGTGAGAAACAACTCGTAGCCTATGAATCATTGAGAAGAAACGCAATGTTTATTTTCAATGACAAAACAACGACAACTGTGAACCGGCTCTCACAGATTGTAAAGTTGCACCAGGTATGTTGTGGGTTCACCATTAATGATCAAGGTGAAACTCACGACGTACCTAACAAACGTTACGATGAATTGCTGGATGTCTTGGAGGAAGTCGATGGTAAAGTTATCATTTGGGCTACTTACCGACATAACATCGAAACCATTACAAATAAACTAAAGGAGAAATACGGTGATACTAAAGCTGCAGCTTTTTATGGTGATACTGAAAATCAGATACGCTTGGATCTGGTTCGAGATTTTCAATCTCCAACAAGCGATCTCACGTATCTTATTGCGAATCCTAAGACTGGTGGATATGGAATCACTCTTACTGCCAGCCACACTGTTGTGTACTTTTCAAACAATTATGATCTTGAGATAAGACTACAAAGCGAAGATCGTGCTCACAGAATTGGTCAGAAAAATAAAGTGACGTATGTTGACTTTGTTTGTCAGGGAACGGTTGATGAAAAAATATTAACTGCCTTGAAGAACAAAGTTGACATAGCCAGTCAAGTTATGGGTGATGAATTAAAAAGTTGGATTACTTAGATTTTTTTAAATTTTTACCTGTTTCAGGATATTTCTGTAAATTTTGTTTATACAAAGCGCCAACATAACCTGCTGTGCCTGTTAACGCTGCTGCTGCAAGACCTGCAACTTTTTTATTTTCTTTCTTAATTCTTTCTTGTTTTGCAGTTAATTTCTTTTTAGGTTTTTTCTTACCAAGTTTTAAGGCTTTACCAAAACCTCTTAATGCTATGCCGACAACGCTCATTACTTAGCTCCGTGTTTAGGGTATTTTTTACCACCTGGTGGTTTTCTAAACTTTTTTAGAGGTTTAGATTTATTTTTTTTAGCTTTGGATGCAATTGCAAAACCTGCAAGGTTACCTGTTAAGGTTGCGCCTGCACCAGCTAAAATGCCTGTTTTAACATCTTTAACACGTTGTTTATTTTTTGAAAAATTTTTTAGGGCTTTACCAAAACCACGAAGTGCTATGCCAACAACGCCCATTATCTAGATATCCCGTAACCACGTTTAGCTAAACGACCAGCGACTCTTCCACCTCTTCTGAAGTTATAACCTAATTTACCTAATGTTGACATTCTATCTGGTCTTTCGCCACGAGCTATTTCAGCTTTCATCTTTTTTTTGCTTCTTACACCAGCTTGTGATCTTGTGCTTGATTTTACTGGATTGTAGGCTCCCTTGCCTCCTCTAGGCGATTTTATATTTC